TCAAAGAGCGCCTTTTTTTTTAAAACAAATGAGTTTTACATCAGCAGTTTTATCATTAGCATTATAATATATAGAATCAACTATGTTTTCTATCAACAGTTTTTTAGTACTAAAGTCAGCATATATCCATAGCTTTTTAAAATTTAAAAGCATTTGAGTTGATGCATCTATTTCTTTTAATGCATTTGAAGTATTTTCTTTTACACTTTCAGCTTCGAATTTTTTAAATTTCAATGATTTCAATTCCGAATTTAATTCTTCAATTTTAGAATTAAATAAATCAAATAGCTTCGGATTCTTGGATATGTTCTCCATCAAATTATTAATTTGAGTTTGCTTTAATGCTATCTGCTTTTTTATAGAATTGAGATTAGTTGATTTGCTAGAATCAAGTTGCAGTTTATTTTTATAATCATCAATTGCTTTTATCAATGATCCTGCATCAGAAGTTTCATCAATTATTTTATGGGCAACATGTTTTTCTAAAATATCAGCTCTTATATTTTTTGAATCACAAGATTTAAAATTCATCTTATTAAGGCATACATAATACCTGAAAGGTTCTTTAGTTTTAACAGATGTGTGCCCTTTTTTCTGAATCATTTTTCCACCACATTTCTTGCAATAAAGAACATGACTTAAAAGGCCACTTGAATCATTACTTACAAGTCTTGGTGCTAATGATTTATTCTTATCAAGTTTTTTTTGAACTAGCAACCACAAGGATGAATCAATTAATCCTTTATGTTTTGCAACAGAAAGAATCCATTCGCTTATATCCTTATATTTATCCTTAGAATCTTTTTTATTATAGCTTAATATACCATTCCCATTTACTTCACCAAATACTTTAGCACCTTTACTTTCAAGATAACTTAAAACAACTTCATCAGATTTAACATATACAGGATTCCTTAAAATAAGCTGAAGGGCTTTTATATCCCATGTAGCATTATTTCTTGTTTTAATTTCTTTGATTGATAAATGTTTTTGAAGCTTTCCGAGAGAACCAAGAGCTAAATATTGTTCATACATATATTTAATAAGTTCACATTCAGATTCAACTGGAGCTAATTGAAACATCTTTTTTTGTTTACCATTAGCATCAGAGTATAGGTTTTGTTCAGATATAAATCCAAATGGGGGAGTTCCGCCAAGCCAACGACCAGTCTTTGCAAGTTCATACATATTATCTTTTATACGTTCAGCTATTGTTTCACGCTCAAGTTGAGCAAATACAGAAGATATAAACATCATTGCAGTTCCCATAGGGCTTGTTGTATCAAACTGTTCTTTAATAGAAATGAAACCTATGTTTAAAAGTTTTAACTTATCTATAAGAGTAGAGAAGTCAGATACATTTCTACTTATTCTATCTAATCTATAGCATATTATCACATCAAATTTATGCGATTTTGCATCTTTCATCATTTGTTTAAATTCAGGCCTATTTATATTGCCACCTGAAAAGCCTTCATCTTCATAAATGAATATTTCATCATATTCATTATCAGAAGCATATTTTTTACACATTTCTATCTGGTTTTCTATAGATTCACCTTTACCAGTGAACTTTGATTTTCTTGAATAGATTGCAGCCTTCATATAATCCCTCCTGTTAATTATTATACGTTTAAATGGTTACGGGTTGAATGTACATAATATACTGATTATGTGGATAAATATGTATTATATGTACTTATATCAAGCAGGAATTGTACTGAATTTCTTTTGTCATAAAATCACGCTTTATATTAATATATTTTTCTTCATCAACAATTATTGATTTTATCTTTAAATTTACAATTTCCTCAGTTACATGAAAATATTCAGCCATTTCATCTTTTGATATTATGCAGTTATTTAGAGCATGAACAAAATCACGATCACTTATTAAAAAATTACTTGCCCATACTTTTGCTTTTTGTTCCTGTTTAGCTTTCATCAAAACATCATTATATGTTTTAGATGTTGTTGTTAAGTTTCCACAGGTGGTGAAGTGATGTCCTAATTCTTCACCTAATGTTGATATATATAGTCTACTGCTATCTATAATATTTTTATTTATCCCTATAACTGGATCTAATCCAGGAATATTTATATATATACCATCCAAATCACTTTCTTTTGGATTAAAGTCTTCAAGAATAATTCGTTCAGATGAAAGTAATTTAAAAATTGAAAAGATGTTTTTCATTAGTATTCACCGCCATATTTTATAAAGTATGACATTATTATAACGCAAATAAGAACATATGTTCAAGTGCGGAGTATAAAAAAAGTGTTCGTCATGAACACCTTTTTATTTAGCACATTTATCGCAAGGATCAGTTTTAGGACAGTTGCTTGCTGATCCACTTTGAATATTTTTACTTCTTGAAAGAGTAGGGCAATTTTGTCTATAATGATATGATTTACCACCAGAAGTCCAATAAACAGTTTTTTCTCCTGAAGCAGGATCATATGTTGTTGTTCCACTAGAATTGCTATTAGCCGATTTATATGTAGATGTTGAAGAATTAGGCTTAGAATCATCTGCTGTTTCTGATTGAATAATTTCTTTTGTAGCAACACCTGTAGAGTTTATAGTATAACCATCTTTAGTTATATTTTTTGCCATAGTACCATCTGTATTTAAATAATACCAATTATTATTATCTTGCACCCAACCAGTCTGCATTGAACCATTAGAGGAACAATAATAGTAATTATTCTTATCTTGAATCCAACCAGTTTTCATTACACCAGAAGAATCACAATAATAATACTTACCGTTTTCTTCAACCCAACCAGTTTTTGGGGTTCCATTATCATCATAATAATAAGTTTTGTTGTTTATATTTTGCCATCCAATAAGTTTTGGAGCTTCAACTATTTCAGTATTACTATTATCAATAGACGAATCTTGTTGATCTTGAACAGCAACATTTTGATTGGTTGATGTAACTGAATTTTCTTGTGTTCCCAATCCACTATATGCTCTAATTGAAATAAAACCAAAAAATAATGTTAATAAAACTTTTGGTAGTATTTTATATTCACTATAAAGCCACATTAATATAAGTCCTATTGGTGGAATGGTAAACATCATAACCCACATAAACCATTTTCTTTTAAAGAAAGGATCTTTTTTATTGTTATTATTACCATTTGAAATAAGATTATTGTTTTGTAAAGCTGAATATTCTGATTTGCTATTTTTATTATTAGAACCATGAACATCAACATAACTAATTCCTGTGCCAGGAATATTTAAAGTAGTTTGGGTTTTTCCATCAGCTCTTTTAGTGTAACGAGCACTTTTAGTTCCTACACTCCATCCAATGCCTGATTTTGAGACATTAACTCTGAATGGACCAAAATTTTTAGATTTTCTAAATCTGAATCCCATATTATCCCCCTAAATTTATATAATTATATTAAAATAATAACAATTTAATGCAATTATGTAAATAAGTAATAAAAAATAAGGCATTTTAATTAATACCTTATTTTTTATATTTCTGTTTAACAAATTCAATAAAATTATCAATTTCCTTTTTAGCTTCATCAGGTAATTCATCATAATCAGTATTACTATGCAGAGCAATTGTTATGTTAGGATCATCTGTATAGTTTCTTATATCAGTTAATCCTAGCAACCAATCTAGTGAAACATTGAAATATAGTGCAAGTTTCTTTTTCATTTCATCATCAGCTTGCCTTTTATTTAATTCATATTGAGATATTCTTGTTTTATGTAATCCAAAATAATTGGCTAATTCTTCTTGTGTAAGATTTTTTTCAATTCTTAATTGGCGCAATCTTTCACCAAATGATGGCATAAAATCAACTCCTTCTATTTATATTATAGTATACAAATTGGATACAATAAAATTTGTAGACAAAAAGATTACAAAAAATATTGACAGTAGTCAAAATGTATACTAAAATATACTTAAGAAAACAAAATGACTACTCGATAAGGGGTGAAATGTGTGTATGATAAATTAAAAAAAGTAAGAGAAGAGAGGGGGATTACTCAAGATATAATGGCTAGTTTACTAGGATATAAACATAAGAGTGGGTATTCAAAGCTAGAATTAGGAGAACGAAAAATGTCTGTTGAACAAGCAAAGATTATTTCGGATTTTTTTGGGATGAGTATTGATGATATTTTTTTTGAAAATAAAGTAAACAAAATGACTACTTAAAAGACTATCTGTATAAATTTTAAAATATTACATCAATAAATGGAAGTAAATTTATATACAAGTTAATTAAGGAAATATGTACAGAAGATACAGATTTTTAAGAAAAATAAGTAAGTAGAACAAAATAAAAACAATATAGTAATTTATTAAAATTGAGGGGTATACAAATGGAGGAGAAAAATATTTATAAATGTGCAAGACAGAAATCAGGACTTACACAACTTAAAGCAGCAGAACTGCTTAGCATATCAGTTGAAACAATAAAAACTTATGAAAATAATAAAAGAAATCCATCAGATGAAATAATCTTAATGATGGCTAAGGTATATAAAAATGAATATTTAATATATCAGCATTTTAAGCAAAAATCAGCAGCAAGCGTTTTGTTACCAGAAATATCTGAGAGAAATTTATCATCAGCAGCATTAACTTTACATAGACAGATGAAAAAGTATATAGATCATGAAGAAAAGCTTTTTGATATAAGTTCAAATGATAAGGTTGATGAAGATGAGGTAAAAGATTTTTCAGAGATACTCGGTAGTCTTGATGAAATTGTTGGAGCAATAATGTCATTAAAGTTCTGTAGTAACAAAACAGAAGTTTGATTCATAAGATAAAATGATTAATTTTGAGGTAGCTATATGAAATATGATGAGATTAAAGTTAACATCCTCGATTTAGAAGATGAAAAGGGATTTAAAGAGTTATTAGCAGAAATGCAGGTTGAAGCAGTAATGAGATTATGTCCAGAAGAATTGCGTATGCAGGTACTTGATAATGCATTAGCAGTTTTAAAAGGAGAAAAAGCAGTAACTGAATGATGATTAGGCTGAACAGCCTTGTGTCATTGATTTACATAAATTATAGAAGGGAGAACTTTATGGAAGATTTAATTAAGTTCATTAAAAAGGATTCATATCCACAATACGCTCTATATACAGCAGAAGGTTGGTTTAGGGGAGTATGTGAAGTACAAGATGATAAAGAAATGACAGAAAAAAAATATAGTTCAAAAGAAGTACATGAATTATTAAAAACTATAATCAAATTAACAGAAAATGAATAGCACCTTGATTTTATTTGAAGGAGGTGAGATTGATGGGAAGCTTTGTTATAAGCTGTAAAGCTAAAGATTTGCAGAAAGCTATTGCACAAGTAATTCTGACAAAAGAAAAGAACCTTCTAGTAAAGGTTCAATAAAAAATCTGAAATCTAATTTTATGATACGGACTGCCATCCGTATCTCCATTATAAGACATATTAAAGGAGATGTAAAGAATGAAAATAATAAGTTTTTTAAATATAAAAGGTGGAGTTGCCAAGACAACTAGCTGTGTTAATGTTGCTGCACAATTAGGGAGAGAAGGTAAAAAGGTATTAATTATAGATATGGACCCACAGAGCAATGCAACAAAGTATCTCCGTTTGTATAATTCTAAGTCAAAAGGAACATATGAAATTCTTAATGGTGAAGATGTTGCTGTACAAGGAACTGTGTTTGATAATGTGTGGCTTATACCTGCCAATATCAGTTTGATAATGAGTGAATCTGAAATAATTTCAGATATGAAAAGAGCAAGAGAAACACGCATAAAGAAATGGCTTCAAAGTAAAAGTACTAACACTTTTGATTATGTTTTAATAGACTGCCCACCAAGTTTGGGAATGTTATCTATAAATGCATTAGTTGCAAGTGATTACGTTATTGTACCACTTAAAATAGACAAGTTTTCCTTAGATGGTTTTGAGTATCTTATGAGTAGCATTCAAGAAGTTAAGGAAGAATTTAATTCAACTCTTAATGTTTTAGGGATTTTAATAACAATGGATAAAGCTACAAGGATTAACAGAGAAATCAAAGGAGAACTTAAGGAAGAACTGGGAGACTTAATGTTTAAACAGACAATTAGAGATAACGTAGATGTTATTAAAAGCACATTTGAATCTAAGCCAGTTGTTTACATGAATAAAAATGCTAATGCATCTAAGGACTATATAAAATTTGTGGAGGAAATGCAATGTCGTCTTATTTAAAGGGTATAGCAAGTAGAGTTAATAATATTAATAATACAGATGATGGATTTACTCAGGAGCTAGATATTGATCTTCTAGTTCCAAGTAAAAATAATTTCTATGGGATAAGGCTAGTTGAAGAACTTATGGAATCAATAAAAGAAAATGGACTGATGCATAATCTTGTAGTTAGAAAAAAAGATGATGGAACATATGAAATTTTATCAGGTGAAAGAAGATTTAGAGCATTAAAGGAACTTGGACATAAAAAAGTTCCTTGCAATATAAAAGAGGTTAGTGATTTAGATGCTGAGTTATTACTTATACAGGCAAATATGCAGCAAAGAGAACTTAATATTCAGGAGAAAATGGAAGGTATAAGAAAACTTCAGGAAATATATAAAGAGAAACGAAAATCAGGTGAGAAACTAGAAGGTAAGACAAGAGATCTTATAGGAAAAGATTTAAATATGTCTGGAGTCCAAGTAGGACGTTACCAAAAGATAGATAAGGATTTAATTGAATCACTTAAAGAAAAGCTTAATAGCGAAGATATAACTGTTACACAGGCACATACATTAAGTAGTCTTACAGAATCTGAGCAGGAGATAATTAGTGATGAAATTAAAGACCTTAACTGTAAGGAGCATAAGGAAGAAGTTGAAACACTTATTAATGGTATAAAGCAGCCAGTTGAAAATAAGCATGATAAAGAATTGATTGATGAAATGTATTCTAAATCAAATTCAAAGAGTGATATTGTTGTGTCTGATTGTGCGAAAAATGCTGATGAAACTGAACAGAAAAAAGAAATAAAAACAGAATTTAATGAAATTGAAAATAAAATTGACGAGTTAAAAGAAATGATTAAGCAGTCTGAAAAAATAGATTTAGTAATTAATATGTCTTATATAAAGGGTTGCTTTAGAGTATCTGAAATAGAGCTTAAACATAGAACTTTAGAAATATATCTTAAAGGTCAGAAGAACATTCTTAAAATTGAAATTAACACTAATGACTATAGCAATCAATTAAAAAAAGTAAATGAAATTTGTTATGGAGAATCAACATTGAAACCTAAGAAAGCTTACAAGATTAATCTTAATACTTATTTATGGTTTCACAACACGATAGGATATGGAGATGAATAAAATGGATGAATTATTTTGCCAGGGAATATATGAAGAAGGTTATGGAATGATTTCACAAATGGTTATGAGAAGTGAATTATCAATTGGAGCTAAAGCCTTATATGCATATATAAGTAGTTTTGCTGGCGCAGGAAGAACAGCATTTCCTCCACTTGCACTTATGTGCAACGATCTTGGAATGTCAGAAAAAACAATATATAAATGCAGAAGAGAATTAGTAGATAACAATTTAATAACAATTACAAAGAATAGAGACGGAAAAAAATATTCAAATAATGTATACACATTGATATTAAATCCAGATAATTTTGCTGCTAAAAGAGATAAAAATAATGATGAACCTAGTAATTTTGAACGTGTCCAAAATGAACACAGTAAATTTGAACCTGTCCAAAATGACCAGGTTCAAGAAAGTAAGGAAAATAGCCATTCTTTTGAACACGGTAAATTTGAACGTGTCCAATTTGAACCTGGTTCAAATGTTGGTACTAAAAGTAACAATATTAAAATAAATAAAAAAGAAAAAGAAAAAAGTGAATTTGATGAGCTTATAGAAAGTTATACAGAAAATTCAAAGCTTAAAGAAACAATATATGAATTCATTAAGGCTAGAACAGCAATGAAAAAAACACCAACAACATTAGCGATGAAGAAGATACTAAGTAAACTAGATTCTCTTTCTAGTAATGACGAAAAAAAAATTGAAATTATAGAAACTAGCATAATGAATGGATGGTCAGGAGTGTTTCCGTTAAAGGAAAAATCTAATGTAATTCCAATAACAAAAAACACGACTACAAGTATTGATGCAAATAGATTTGATCTTTCAAAGTTAGGGGGGATTTAGATGAATGATTTAATAGCATTACCACAAAGTATCGATGCAGAGCAGACATTACTAGGGTGTATTTTAAATAGCACAGATGAGTTCATAAAGGTTGATGGAATAGTTAACGAAAATGATTTTTATATAGATAAACATAAAAAAATATATTCAACCATAAAGAAATTAATAAATCAAAATAGAGCAGTTGATCAAGTTACTGTAATAGAAGAATTAAATTCAAATGATTTATTACAGAATTGTGGTGGGGTCACATATATTTCAGAATTAGCAACTGGAGCCATTAATTATTCAAATTTGGATAGCTATGCAGAAATAGTTAAAGAAAAGTCAAATAGAAGAAAATTGATAAAAACAGGACAAGAAATAATGTTAAAGGCATTTGATGGTGATATAAACAAAGTTGTTGAAGATGTTGAAAATGACTTGTATACCATAGTATCTAATGATTCAAAAGATATAATGTCAATTGATGATGCAATAGAATTAACATTTCAATCGCTAGAAAAAAGATGTTTGGCAAAAGGGCTACAGGGAATAACAACAGGGTTTGATGAGATAGATAGATTATCATCAGGACTAAATAGAAAAGATTTTATTGTACTAGCAGCAAGACCATCAATGGGGAAGACAGCTTTTGCATTGAATATAGGTCAAGCAGCATCAGAAAAAGGCAATGTGGCTATATTTTCACTTGAAATGTCTACAGAGCAACTTATGAACAGATTACTGTCAGCTAGATGCCTAGTGGAATTTTATAAAATAACAAATGGATTATTAGATGATGAAGAATTTTTAAAAATTGGCGAAGGCGTTAATGAATTAAGTAGGAGAAAATTATTTATTGATGATGAAAGCAGTATGCTAAATGATATTAAAGCGAAATGCAGAAAGCTTAAGATACAGAAAGGGCTAGATGTAGTAATTATAGACTATCTGCAATTAATCAGAACATCAATAAAGGTAGGTTCAAGAGAGCAGGAAGTATCTCATATATCAAGGGAATTAAAGGCGCTAGCAAAAGAATTAGATATAACGGTAATTGCGTTATCACAATTATCAAGAGCACCAGAAATGAGAGCAGACCATAGACCAATGTTATCTGACCTTAGGGAATCAGGATCAATAGAACAGGATGCAGATATAATTCATTTTTTATACAGAGATGAATATTACAACAAGGAAACAGAAGATAGAAATATTGCTGAAGTTATAACTGCTAAGAATAGGAATGGTGTAACAACTACAACAAAGCTTGTATGGTTAGGACAGTATCAAAGATTTGGAAGTTTAGATGTTATTAGAGAATAAGTGTAGGTGAATAAGATGAATAAAAGAGAAGAAACAATAAATAAAATTGTTAATACTTATTTTGAGGAACCAGAGAAGAATTTAAAAGAAGTTTTTGGAGAATATGCAGAAGATCTTGATGAATCAGAAAGAGAACAATTCTTTAAAACACTTAAAGAAATAATTAATTAGGGAGGTGATAACTTATGGCAAATAGCAGACTGCCAAGAGCAGGAGATAAGGTGAAAATAGTTAATTGTAAAGCGGCTCTAAAGAATCAAGATAGAGTATTCACAGTTAAAGCAAGTCCTTATGTTTTAGATAGAAAACTTGTAGTGGTTTTAAAAGAAATACGAGGATATTTTGAAGCAAAACATTTAGAAATAGTTAAATAGTTAATCTTGCAGGGCTAATAGTTAGGGATTACAAGCTAATGTTAAAACTGCAGTTAAATAAATCTTAGTCAAAGGGGGAGAAATCCCCCAATTATTGGAGGGATATTCATGAATGAAAAGTTTATTTTAAATAGATTTAAAAAAATTAGCAATGAAAAGAAACAAGAGATTGCATTAAAAGCAGCATTAAATGGTGTAAGTATAAAAGAAGATGTTATACCAATAATAGCAGGAGTTGCAGCAGTATCAGTTGAAGCAGCAAAATTGTTTATTGACAATATTGAATATTTAAATTAATTGGAGGAGAGAAGTAAGTGGGATTAGAAGATATGAGAGAAAAGTTATATAGATACATATCAGTGTTTGGAATTGCTGATAAAAGGACAATTGAAGTAAGTCAGGAGTTAGACTTATTGATTTATGAGAATGTAATAGCAGATAAGTAAAAGGGTGTTCGTGAAGAACACTTTTGAGAAATGCGTAAATGTCAGAAAGGGTGTAAGAACATGGATAGAGGATGCTTGTGTAATGATTGTTATTACACATTAATAAATGTATTAGTACAAGAAGAGTATGAAATAGATTTTGATACAACAAGACCACATTTAAGTGGTCAAGTTCCATATATAGAATTACCTTATAAACATGAAAATGGGAACAAATATACAAAAGGAATTGAAGCAGATGCAAATTATTGTTGCCAGTGTGGAGCAAAATTGTAGCCAGAAAGGACGAAAGAAATGTTTTTTAAAAAGAATTATTTTGTTGAGTTTGAATATAAAGGATCCAAAGAGAAAGGAACTTGTAGCACAACAATGAGATGTTTTCCAAGTATGGTTCCTAAAGCATCAAGTGAGTTAAAGAAAATATTAAACAGTATGGGACATGATGTAGACACAATTTTTATAACTAGTATAAAAAGATTGTAGTCAGAAAGGGTGTAGAAAGATGAGATTAGAAGAAGCAATAGATGATTTAAAAGATAGATTAAAATATTGTGTTTCAAGTGCAGCGGTAGGCAAGAGTGTAATTGAATTATCGGTTGAATCACTAGAAACACTTAAACAAATAATTGAACCAAAACCATTAGAAGACTGGGGAGAAGATTATGGAGATTGCCTATGGTGGAAGTTTCCTATTGAAGAACCTCCATATTGCGGTTCACCTTTAGATTATGATTTTCCTGATTATGTAACACATTTTACTAGATTTATAGTTCCAGATGAGAGTGAGGATGATTAGCAATGAAACCAATACTTTTTAATACAGAAATGGTACAGGCAATATTGTCTGGGCAGAAAACAACTACAAGAAGAATTGTGAAAGGCAATATTAATGATTTAGATTTAATTGGTACTGGATCATCTAAATGCAATGATACATTTGATACAACATTATTTGGAAAATTAGATAAAGAAAAGGTTTGGAACTCTGATGTAAAAGAAAGAGTTAAAGCACCATATATGCCAGGAGATATTCTTTATGTCAGAGAAACATGGAAACAGTATCAAAAGAGAGTAGGACGAGGTAATCAGTGCCATTTAGAAAAATTCTATGGATATAAAACTGATGAAAGTAATCCTAAAAATCCAAGTGAATTTTATGATGGAAATTGGAAACCATCAATTCATATGCCAAAGGTTGCAGCACGTATTTTCTTAAAGGTTACTGAAGTAAGAGTTGAAAGGCTACAGGATATTACGGAAGAAGGAACTGTTAATGAGGGAATAGGCAGATATGGCAAATGGAAACTTGAATTTGAAAAGCTGTGGGATTCCACAGTAAATAAAAAAGACATAGACAAGTACGGATGGAATGCTAATCCTTATGTTTGGGTAATTGAGTTTGAAAGGTGTGATAAACCTAATGAAAAGTGAACAATTACAACTTATGAAAGTGATTGAATTTCCTAAAAATAAAGATACAGAACTAAAATTACTTAAAGATAAGTTAGATTCGGCTCAAAAGATGATTGATTTTATTACAGAGCATAAAGAAGATTTTCATATAGTCATTAATAGATCAGCAGCAGAAGAATTATTTGAAATGGACAGATTCAAAGGTGATAAAGTGGTAATCACATCTAATTATCAAAAAGCAAAAGAAATATTCAAGAAAGATAATTATATATTTTATAAATTAACTGGAGATGAATTTTAGTTAAGAATATGTCAGAAAGGGTGAAGTGTATGCGAACCAAAGAAATAATAACAAGAGAGTTTCATTTTGATGATCCTAAAGAGAACGATAAGCATATGGAAATTATGAAAAAAGAAGGTTATGAAATAATAAAATGTGGTTCAGAAGATGATTGGTATTTCTATTGTAGAAAAGAAATCAAGTCAGAAAGGGTGAAGTAATATGGATAAATGGACTTATGAAATAGATATAACAAGAGATATGTGGAGAGGTGGACTCTATGACACAAAAGAAAAGGCTATTAAAGAAGGTAAAAGAGATGCGATTGAAGATGGAAGACAAAGTTTCAAGGTTGGAATAATTGAAGAACCAACTAATTTTGGAGTTGATGTTGACCAAGTAATAGAAAATATCCAAGAAGCAATGTATGAGGAAATAGGAGAAGCGGCAGAGGATTATTTGGATGATGTAACAAAAGAAGATGCGTTGAAACTGGAAAAAAGACTAAATGAAGTTTTTTATAAATGGCAGGAAGAACATAAATACAAACCAAGCTTTTATAAAATAATTAGTGAAGAAGTAATCGAGGTGGATCAGTAATGACATTAGATGAATTAAAAAATAGATTGGAAGATATATCTAATGAAGTGAGTGGAGATGCAACAGTTTTCAATGTTGATGTAGATGATGATAGTAATTCATTCTATGCAATTAAAGATATTGTAGTAGATGAATATGGAGATGTATTGATTAGAATTTAGTTCAGAATATGCAGATTTGACGTAGTAAATTATAAAAATGTTCTTTGAAAATTGAATAATGAGATTTTTACAAAATATGCTATAATTAATACAGAATATTAATCAAAATATGCATTATAACATTGTGGGGAGGTGAATGAAGTGAGAAGAATTCAAACTTATGAATTTAAATTAAGTGTATTAATACTTTTCATTATTTCTTTTATTATACCAGCCAATATATCAGAAAATGGGACTATAAAAGTATATAATTTTGGGTTTCCATGTGACTATTGGTCAATATATCAGTGGAATGAAGGAAGTTCTCAACTCTTTAACAATTTATTTAATGGAAATAAAGGAATGAATATTAATATATTAGGTTTATTTTTTAATTTATTTATTATATATACTCTATTGATATTATTAAAGAAAATATATATAAATTAAGAATCAATAAAATTAAATAGCAAATTATAAAATCGCATTATTCAAGATTGAATTTGCGATTTTTTAATGCGTCATTCTTAGAAAATGAGTTGTTGCATAAAACACAACAACTTTTAAAGTTAGTAGAAGGAGATGATTACAATTATAAATATAGTAACACCACAAAGATTTTACCAATTTAATTATAAAGGACATGAAGGTAATATAAATACAATTATAGATTTAAAAATAATAACACAAATTTCGTTAGCACATAAAAATGAAAGAATTTTAGATGACAAAATAATAATTAATACTGATGCACCAGAACCACCAATAGTAATTGTGGTAGAAAAAAATGAAGTAGCTGATGAAATGTATTCTAAATTAGTTACAGCATGGACAACATATAAATTAGCAACAGAAAAATAATACTTTATAGGAGAATGTAATGGATGTTGAAATAAATAAGACTAAAGAATATACATTTGATAAAGCATATAATGATTTACTAACTGGTAGAACGGTTATAACAAGTAAAAATAGTGGATATAGTTATAGATCAGAACATAAAGAAGAAGAAGTTAAATTAAAATTCTTCAATCCAGTAATATCAATATGGCAGACAAGCAATTATTTTTCAAGTGAAGAAATTTTAGATAAGTGGTATGTTACACAAGATTAACATAATAAAAAAGGTGTTCATCACGAACACCTCATACATAAATTAGAGAATTGACCTGAAACATTAGTTCTCTAATTAACCTATCTAAATTATAGCATAAGGATAGGTGATTTAAAATGAAAATCGAAAAGGAACTATACAGAAAAATTAAAAGAGAAGTAGAAAATGATTTGAAAAATTATCCATATTATTTAATATCAATTGAAACACCTGGATTAGGTTCAGCAATAAGACCAGATGTTATTATAGATAAGAATCTAAGTCCGAGTGATCCAGTTGGGAAGAGTATAGTTGATATTGAGTACAAAAGAGCATTAGTAAATGCTGTAGGATTTGTTTATGACAGATTAGATAAGCAAAGTAAAAGAATTATTGAATGTAGTTATTTTAGAGATGATGTTTCTGTTAATGAAGTAAAAGATGAATTACAAATTGATAAAAATAAATATTACAAGTTAAAAGAAAATGCATTATATAAATTTGCAATTGGAATTGGATATTGTTAAGAAAAATTTAGGACAAATTAGGGGAAAATTTAGGACAAAATGAGGAAAAAATGAAGAAAATTTTATGTACAAATTTAGAAAGCAATGGTACAGTTTATGTATGGTGAAAAAATATATATTGATTTAAATTTAGTAAGCACATGCAGATTATTGTATGTGCTTTTATTATTGAATGCAAGGGGGTTCTGCGTATGAGTAAAAAAATAAAATTAAATATGAAATTTGAAAACGGTAGAGTTATTTGTGCAAGGTCTCCAGATATGTGTAATGAGTGCAACAGTAAAAGAAACTGTGAAACTATAAATGTGTTTTATAATCAATACAACCCAAAAGATATACTTGAATGTTTTAATAACAGTGAGAAAAGAAGGTGAAGCATGGAAACAGAATTTAAAGAAAAACTTATAGAATATGCTTCAGATAAAAAAACAAGAAATAAAATATATAAGATATTAGAGCAGACTGAAGATTCTGATTATATAGATGATGAAGACTTTGATTTAAAGGATTTTTCGGCATTAACAATAAAAAATCCTTTAGATCTTAAGCGAATACAAAATTACTTAAAAGAACATAATGATAAATTATATATTTTATGGATGATAGGACAAAATACAGGTTTAAGGGGGAGCGACATTGTAAAGCTAACTATATATGATTTGAGACAAGCGATTAAAAATAAAAAGATGATTGTTGTTGAACAAAAAATTGAAAGTATAATGAGTGAAAAAATTAAAAATAATAGACCAATAAGAAAGACAACACGAAGAGAGATAAAACGTACAGTTTTTATTAATAATTATTTAATTAACTTATTAAAAGAATTTGTATATGGTAAATCATTAAGTGAATTTGTTTATCCGACTAATTCAAAGGAAGGACATATACGAAGAGATTCATTAGGGAAGGCCTACAAGAGAACATTAGTTAAATTGAAGATTGCTAAAGCTGACGATTCAGTTGGAACTCATACTCCAAGGAAGACATATGGATATATACAATATAAAGAAAATGGTGGAGATATTAATAAGGTCCAGGAACTATTTGGACACTCATCACCAAGAATAACTCGTGTTTACATTGGTCTTGATGATGAAGAAAAAGAACAATCAGCAAGGACTATGGATAAGTACACTTTTAACTAAAAATCATTTTTTTTGCTGGCTAATCACTCGTTTTTTTATAGCGAGGGATTAAAGGAGAAAAAATAATAACATATAGAAGTAGATAAAATTTATAATAGCTACCTCACTTTAATAAGTAAAGAGGTCAAAAACATATAAAAATAACAAGAAATAATGTAAATAAAATGTAAAAAATAATTAGACTGGGAAATGATTTAAAATAACGTAGCAACTTGGAACGTAAGTGCTACGATAATTGAGGTGATGTTATGGCTAGAAGTGATAGTTGTGAAGAACTAATAAACAATAGCTTAGATAAGATAGAATCATGGGTTGAAGGTGGAGACACAGATAAAGATATTGCAGAAAAATTAGGAATTGGATATTCAACTTATAGAAAATATAAGAATAATAACGTAGCGCTTAAGGGTGCAATTGCTACAGGAAAAGATAAAGCTAATCAGGAAGTGGAAAAGTCTTTACTTAAAATTTGTAAAGGCTATAAGTATTATGAAGAAGTTGCTACTAAAGTAAAGACAGAAACAAGAAAACCAGATGGAACAGTAGTAATAGCAGAAGATGTAAAGATAAGCAGTGTTAAGAAATATAAAGGTCCTGAACTTAATGCACAGAAGTTCTGGTTAATAAATAGAAAGAACAAAGCTTGGAAAGAAGATCCTAATAAGGTTGCTAATGATAGCAAACTTACTAAGCTTAAAGAAAAAGAAGTCAATTCAAAGGTAATTGAATAATGAAGATGTCATGTAAGTATTGTGGGATAGTTAATAAACCACATAAGTGTTCACATCAAAGGACTAAATGGAATAGAGATAACAATAGAACTGATAAGAAAATATATAGGACTATGAAGTGGCAGAATACTAGGGAAAATATATTAAAAGAATTTAATTATATTTGCCTATGGTCATTCTATATTGATGGAATAATTACAAGGGCAGATACAGTTCATCATATCAAAGAGTTATTGGAGAATGAATCATTAGCTTATTCTAATGATAATCTTATTCCATTGCGACAGTATCAACATAATTATATCCATGAATTATATAAAACAAATAAAGATGAGGTGCAGGACCTATTAAATAAAATGATAAAGAGCTATAGAGAAGGAGATAGAACGCTGAGTAAATACAAATCAGAGTTTAAAAACATACCCGCCCCACCTTCTATATTTTTATAGAACTTTTTTGCTAGACCACATGCCCTGTACTGAGATAAAAAAATCTGTAAAATGAAATGTTTTTCGGCTGGAAGGAAGGAGGGTGAAATTTTGGCGAGACCATGTAAGTCTGCAAAAGTATTAACTGAATGTTCGCAGACAAAGGAAGAAATAAATACAAGAATTGAAAAAGAACAGTTGATAAGAGGTAATGCTGATAATATAATTCCATCAATGGAACTTACAGAAAGTCAGCAGATATTATTTGATTTTATAGTTGATGAACTTAAGGCCAGTGAAATTTTAAGTAATTTAGATAAATTCTTATTAACTAAAGCAGCAATAGCAATTGATAGACTACATTATATTGAAAAATTAGTTAATCAAAAACCAAAGCTTTTATTTAATAAAGATGTTATGTCAAAGAAAGATACTTATGATAAAGACTTCTATAGATGTTGCAATGAATTATGTTTAAGTCCACAGTCAAGAGCTAAGATTGCTAATATTAATATTAATACTAAGAATGCTGAAGATGATGCAGTTATTAAAGCGTTAAGAGGTGAATAATGTTTTTACTAGATAATGCTTTAAAGTATGCTAATGATGTTGTAGCTGGTAAAGAGATAACAACAAAAGAAGTAATAATTCAATGCAAATGGTTTTTGATTGACTATGAAAAAAATCAATATGAAGAAGAGTTTGATTTTTACTTTGATGAAGAAAAGTTACAGATCATAAATAATCTATTAAAACTTTTCAATTTTGCGACAGGCTTTGTTGCAGGAGAGCAGGTTTTAAAAAATTTAGTTGGATTTCAATGTTTTCTTATAGCTAATATTTTTGGATGGAGATATAAAGATAATAAAAGTAAGTTCAGATACAATGATATTACTTTGTATATAGCAAGAAAGAATGCAAAGACCGCAGTTGTAGGTCTTATTTTTTTACTTCTAATGCTTACAGAGCAGGATTATTCAGAATTTTATTCTATATGTTTAACTAAAGAACTTGCAGCAGAAATAAGAAAATCAATGGTTCAGATTTTAGAAGCAAGTCCACTTATAGCAAAACATTTTACTTGGTCAAAAACAAAAATTGGGCCTATTGAATGTAAAATAACAAAAAGCTTTTTTCAGCCTAGAACTGCTGAAAGTGGTAAAAACAACTCAATAAGACCTAGTGCATTTGTATCAGATGAACATGGAAATTTTAAAGATAATAGTAACTTTACTGCAATGAAATCAGGACAAAAGAATGTTATTAATCCATTAGTATTCAGGACCACAACGGCATATGCAATTGATAATAGCATCATGACCCCAGATATTGAAACAATAAGAAAGGTGTTTGATGGCACGTTTAAAAATGAAAGACAGCTTGCATTATTATATTATTCTGAAGAAGAGCATCTATGGGATGATATAGGAATGTATCAAGCTAATCCTTTAAGGATAGAGGAAAACTATAATACTATTAGAGAAGACAGAGAAAAAGCTTTAATTCAAGAAAACTTAGTTGAAGAGTATTTAACTAAGAGTATGAATTATTTCATGCCTGAAAACTCAGGGGAATCATATGTAACAGAAGAGCAGATTAAAGCATGCGAAGCTGATGAAGATATTAACTGGGAAGGCAGAGAAGTTTATGTTGGTGTGGATTTAGCAGAAACAGATGATAATACAGCCATTTCTATGGTTGCTGAAGATGATGATGGGAATATAATAACTAAAAGTTGGGCCGTAATACCACTCCTTAGAGTTAAAGATAAATCAAGAAATGAAGATGTTGATTATCAAATAGAAATCGATAAAGGAACGTGTATAGCATGTGGTGATGATGTAATTGATTATGAGACTGTAGAAAGCCATGTATTGAGTTTAGAGAAGAAATATGGGGTAAAAGTCAAGCAGATAGGTTATGACATTAGAAACGCAAGACCAAGCGCACAGATATGGTCAAAGGCTGGATATGATTGTGTTGAAGTTAAGCAGCACAGTTCAATACTGCATGAGCCTATAAAGTGGCTTAAGGAATCTATATTATCAAAGAAATATAAGTTTGATAAAAATAAATTACTGATAATTAACTTTGTTAATGCCAGGCAGACAGAAGATACAAACTTAAATAAATATCTTAATAAAAAGAAATCAAAAGGGAAGATAGATATTTGTATGAGTATTGTTGATGCACTTTATCTAATACATGAAGCTAAATTAAATAAGAAAGAATGTACTATTCAGGTTATTTAGAGAGGGGGTGAAAAACAATGGCATGGTTCAAAAAAAAAGAAAAAAGAAAACTTGATAGTGCTGATTATTTAGCAGATTTATTTGGCTTATTTGAGACGCTATTTTCATCTATGGTGACAGAGGATAAAATAAATAAACAAATTGCTTTGAATATCCCAACATTGGCAGCTTGTGTTGATTTAATAGGGGATACAATATCAGCATTACCAATTAAGTTGCTATGTGAGAAGGATGGAAAAGTTGAAGAAATTAAAGAGGATCACAGAGTAAAACTTTTAAATGATGATACTGGTGATACTTTAGATGCATATCAATTCAAAAAAGCATTAATAGATGATTTTTTATTAATGGGGAATGGATATGCTTATATTAATAAAGTTAAGGGGAAAATAAAAAGCATTCATTATGTAGAAGAAAAAGATGTATCTATAAATAAGAATATAGATCCTATATTTAAAAATTATGATATTTTAGTAAATGGTCAATTTTATAGATCATTTGAATTTATTAAGTTATTAAGAAACAGTAAAGATGGAGCTACTGGCGAAGGTATAATAGAATCTAATCCTACATTGATTTCAGTTTCATATAATTCATTATTGTATGAAAATGTATTAGCTAAGACCGGTGGAAATAAAAAAGGATTTATTAAAGCCGAGGAAACATTGACAAAAGATGCAATAGCAACGCTTAAAGAACAATGGAAATCAATGTATTCATTAAATAATGAGAGTTGTATAGTCCTTAACAAAGGTCTTGACTTTAAAGAAAGCAGTTCAAGCAGCACTGAAATGCAGATGAATGAAAATAAGATTTCAAATGCAAATGAAATATGTAAAATATTAAAAGTACCGAGTGAAATACTTACTGGGTCAGGCAAGGAAAACAACGATATATATGAAAAATTCGTTAAAATGGCAATATTACCGATACTACAGGTTTTTATAACGGCATTAAATAGAGACTTACTTCTTGAACATGAGAAGGAGTCTTTTTATTTTGCATTTGATGTAAAAGAATTGCTAAAAGGAGATATAGAAAAGCGTTTTAAGGCATATGAAATTGGAATTAAAAATGGATTCTTAGGAGTTAATGAGGTCAGATATGACGAAGATAGAGAGCCGATAGAAGCATTTAATAACATAATTAAATTAGGACTGCAAGATGTACTATATAACACAAAAGACGGTTCTATATATACTCCAAACACTGATAAAACAAGCAATTTGAAAGGAGGTGAGGTAGATGAGGATAGAACTAAGGAATGATAGCGTTATATTAGATGGATACGTAAATGCAGTTCAAAGATATAGCAAGCTGATTCCTAGTATAAAAGGAAAATTTAAAGAACAGATTGAACCAGGAGCTTTTCAAAGATCATTAGAAAAAAGAACTAATGTTGATTTACTTTTAAATCATGATAAGAATAGAAAACTTGGATCAATAGCTGAAGGAAACCTAGAGCTTTTTGAAGATAACATAGGGTTAAGAGCAATATGTACTGTAACTGATGCAGATGTAATTGAAAAAGCTAAGAATGATAAGCTTAAGGGTTGGTCTTTTGGGTTTTATAGTGAAAAAGATAATTGGGAAGATACTGATAAAGGTTATTCAAAGCGAACAGTTTCAGAACTTGATTTATTTGAGGTGTCTATAGTTGATGATTCAAAGAATCCGGCATATATAGCAACTAGCATTGAAACAAGAGATGAAAAGGAAGTAATTACTGAAAATAGGACTATTGAATTTAGAGCTGTTATTGTTGATGAAAGTTCAGCTGAAGAAACTAGAAGTGATACAGTTGATTATTCACAATATTATAACGAAATAGAAAAATTAAGGAAGAAGGAATAAAAATGAAAAATAAAAAAGTAAAAAAGCTTATAGCAGAATACAGAACTTTGCCAAGTGAAGAGAAAGGATTTATAGAAAAGAGAGAAGCTTTAGTTGAAGAAATGAGAACAATTGTAGATAATGCTAAAGCTGAAACAAGAGCATTATCTGATGATGATACAAAAAGATATAATGAAATAAAAGCTGAAATAGAAGGCATTGATGCAACTCTTACTGCAATAGAAGAGCAAAGAACAATTGAAACAAGGACTATTGCAAAAAAAGATAGAGAAGAAGAAACTAGAACTGCTGAAGAAATTGCAAATGAAGAACTTAGATATATATTTACTGGTCAAGTTCCTGAAACAAGAGCTGCATCATCTATGAACACAACAACAAATGCAGAAGGTGGATTTGTTGTTAATAAGGAATTATCACAAAATATAATTAAAGAGATTAAAGATAGAAGTGATGTTTATAAATTCTTTAATGGCACATCTATTAAAGGAAATTTAAGAATTCCAAAGCAAGCTTCATCTGGAACTGCTGAATGGGTAACTGAAAATCCTACTACAGATCCTACAGCTACAATTCCAACTCTTGATATTATAGAGTTAGGTCAAAACAGATTATATAGAGAATCAGCAATAACACAACAAATGGTAAATGTTGAAGAATTAGATTTACAAGGTTTTGTAAAAGTAGATATAGCTGATACTATGACAGATGCAATTGAATCAGCTATATTTAATGGAACTGGAACAGGACAACCTACTGGAATTGTAAATGGAATTAAGGCTAAAAATAAAATTACTGTTGATACAAGAGGTGAAATAACAGTAGATGATTTTAAAAAGGCAAAGGCTAAAATCAAGCAGAATATTGTTAAAAATGCAAAATGGTTCATGAATGCAGAAACGTTCTTATTAGTTGATTTAATAAAAGATGGTATGGGAAGACCATTATTACAGCCAAATGTTGCTGATGGAACAGGATATACAATTTTAGGATTACCAGTTGTATTAACAGATGCAATGGCTTTACCTACAGATACAGGGGCAAAATGTTTAGTAGTTCTTGCAACTCCAGAAGCGTATCACACAAATACTCAAAAAGCTTTAGCTTTATATGTTTATAATGATTCAGCATATATAAGAAGAGGTTTAATTGGTTATGGTGCGGATATTTATCTTGATGGTAAGGTTAAGGATGACCAACAGGTTTCAGGTATCTTTAATAAAGCATCTTAGAATGAAGGTGATTTATTCACCTTCTTATAATTAGGTGGTGTAAATATGAAAGTAAGCGAAATGACATTAGATGATATTAAAAATTATATAAGACTTGATTCAGATGATGATGATTCATTCTTAGATGCAGTATTAATTGGAGCTATAAGTTTTATCAGATCATATACTGGGTTAACCGATGCACAGATTGATGAAAAAGAAGAGTTGACTCTGCCAGTATACGTATTATGTGCAGAAATGTATGACAATAGACAATTTACAATAGATAAAGGTACTTTAAATCCTATTATAAAATCAATACTTTCTATGCACTGCGTTAATTTATTATAGAGAGGTTAACATGGATAATTTAAGCAGAAGATTAAAAAATAAAATTGAAGTATGGGGAATGACACAATGTAAAAATGAGCTTGGAGAGGTAGATTATGAAGAAGGAAAGATAAAATATATCTGGGCAGAAATAAAATGCGTTACTGGAAGTGTAAAGGCTACTACAGGAGATATTATTCAAGTTGATATGAAATATAAATTCACAATAAGAAGCAATTCATTAAAAGAACTTAGGAATGATATGTTTTTCAAGTATAAAGGTCAAAAATATTCTATTGATTATTCAATACCTAATTTTAAGTATAAAGATAGTATTGAAATATACTGTACTTTAGAGGATGTGAAGTAATGAGCAACATTAATACAAGTGATTTAGATGCTTTTTCAAGAGATTTGTTAAGAATGGCTAATGATGAAATACCTACTCAAAGTAAGAAGTTTTTAAGACAGGAAGCTACAAAATTAAGAAAAAAAACACTTAATAAGGCTAAGAGCTTAACTAATAAGCAGACAGGGAATTACTATAAGGGCATTAAAAAAGGAAAAGTATATCATTATAAGGATAAGAAAAACAACTCAATAAGAGTATATGGAGGTTCAGCGCATGCACATTTAGTTGAGTATGGACACAGGCAGGTAATAAATCCTACAAAGGAAGGAAAAGTTGCTCCAATAGGTAATGGAAATTTTGCACAAGGTGTAAACCCAGGAAGAGGAATAGGAACTGAAACAGGATTTGTAGAAGGACTACATGTATTTGAAAAGGCTAAAGATGAATTTCAAAGTGAATTTAATTCTGATTGTGAAAATTTTATACAAAATGTAGTACTGGAGGGGTTATCAAAATGATTTCATTATTGGATATTAACAAAGCTATTAATGAAAAGATTAAACATGCATTAGCAGGCAGTAATTTTAATGATGTGCCTATAATTGCAAGTGATCTAAGTGAGCCTATTGTAAGACCATCTATAAAAGTAATACTTGATGATGGTTCAGCTGGGAAAATGAATAGCTGTATGAAAGAACAAACCTTACGTTGTAGGGTTTATTTTTTTTCAAGCGATTTGAAAAAGTACAAGATTGAAAATATGAAAGTAAGAGATCTTATTCAAAATGAGTTTTTAATGCCATTAGTAATTAGTGATACTTTTGTAGTAGATATTGATGAAATTGAAGCTAGTACAAGCGATACAGTGCTTATATGTAGCTTTGATATAGAAACATTAGAAGATATTCCAGAAGTCATTTTAGATGATGGCAAGGAATATGAACCAATGGAAAATTTATATTTGGATTTAGAAACGGAGTGATAACATGGCAATTAAACAACCTAACATTGATATTGCATTTAAGCAAAAAGCTATAAGCTCAATTGAAAAATCTGAGCGTGGTATTGCAATATTAATATTAAAAAATGATGAAACAAGTGGATGCCCAGATTATGCAGTATATAAAGAAGTTACCGAATATGAAACTGTAAAAGATAAATATAATGCTGAAAATCAGAAAGCTATAACAGATGTATTTACATTTCCACCATCAAAAGTAATTGTGGTTAATTCAGACACAGTATCAAATGCTCTTATAGAAATAGAGAAGAATATTCCAACTGGATGGATAACAGTTGAAAATGGAACAGCAGAAGATTTTGCAACATTAACAAGCTGGATTAAATTAAAAGAAGCTAAGAAAAGGACATATAAGGCTATAACTTATAATACAACTAGTACAGATTGTAAGCACATTGCAAATAATACTAATCCTAAAGTTGAATTTATTGATAATAGAGGGAAGGTAGATGCAATTAAATACTTGCCTTCATTGTTAGGAATAGCAGCCTATTGTGGTGGAAATAACAGGTCAATGACTTATTTTAAATGTACAAATTTAAAAAGTGTTGAAGCATTTTCAGATATTGATGTAGAGCTTGCAAAAGGTAATCTAGTAATGTTCAATGATACTGATTGCGTTAGAATATGCCAGGGAATTAATACTTTAATCACTTATGATGGTGAAACTGCCACAGAAGATATGTCATTTATTGAAACAGTTGAAACTATGGATACGATACAAGATGATATAAGGGATGTATTTAAAGAAACTTATTTAGGCCCTTATGTAAATGACTTAGATAGTCAAATGTTGCTTATAAGCGCCATAAATGGTTATTTAAAGGAGTTATCTAAGGTTAAAAAATTAGACCCTAATTATAACAATATTGCAAATATTAATATAACAGCACAACGTGATGCTTGGGTTGCTAGTGGTAAAGCTGAAGCAAAAGATTGGGATGATGCAAAAGTAAAAAATAATACATTTAAAAGAGATGTATTTTTAGCTGGAGATATAAAGATTTTAGGTTCAATGACAAATCTAAAATTAGATATATCTCTTTTTTAATGGAGGTGATTAGATGGTTAATATAAACAGAATTTTAAAAGGTTCTAATGGTAATGCTTGGGTAGATGGTGACCTATTAGCGAGTTTAAAATCTATTGAAGCAAAGATTAAGGGAGAGTTTTCCGACCATAATTTTTGTGGAGACAGTGCAACATATTCTTCATTTGATGGATGGAGCGGTGAAGGAAGTATAACAATGAGTAAGATTGATAGTGTCCTTTGGAAAAAGGTAGCTGAAGCTTATAGTAGCGGAGTTATGCCAGATATTAAAATAATAACCTGTCTTACAGATAAAGCTACAGGAAAATCTGAAAGAGTAGCCCTTACAGGAATAGTATTTACTGAATTTACTCTTGTCGGGTTTAAAGCTAAAGAAGCAATTGAAGAAGAGTTCCCATTTAAATTTAATGGTTATGAAATATTAGATGCAATAGCATAGTTAATTAAAAGCACTCTTAATTGAGTGCTTTTTAAGTGAGGATAAATAATGGATGATAAAACAATTCATATGTTACAGGTTGCAACACAGCACTTTATGGATGAGAGGATGATGAAAATGGATAATAAAAAAATGACATTAGAAGCTTTTAAAGCAAAAGCGATTGACAAATATAGAAATAGAATTCTGGTAGCAGATATTGAAGTAGATGGATTTGGGACAGCTCCATTTAATAGACCTTCAGATAATGCTATGCTTGAATATTTAAATGGCGCTGCAAAAGGAGCAAAGATAAGTAAAGATGAATATGGCAATATGAATGTAGATGAAACAGACATGATACCAGTTGCAGAAGCAGCTAAGATTCTTGTATATAATTGTTGTTCATATTTACATGATACTGAATTGCAGAAAGAAGTTGAAGTAAAGGATCCATATGATATGCCATTTACTGTTTTTGGAGTTGATGCAACGTTATCTACTGCTGAAAAAATATCAGATATCTTTGGAGCAGGTAAGGTTAAAGAAGATGTAAAAAACTAATAAGGGGAATTGACAACAACGGTGGAGATTTAGCTTATATAAGCTACTATCTTTCACGTGGTCATTCCCTAGAATACCTATTAAATTTGAATGAACTTAACAGAATGTTTTTTATAGAATCTATGAATTTTGAAATTGAAAAAAATATCAAATTTGAGGAAATGAAATTAAAAGCAATATTTGGGGAAGGAGGAAAAAATGGCGAGTAAAACGTTAAATACTATCCTTTCACTACAGGATAAGACTTCAAGCAAACTTGTGAAAGTATCAAGTAATTTTAAAGGACTTTCAAAGGAAGCACAAAAAGCTACACTTCAGGCTCAAAAATCTCTAAATAGATTGGGTACAAGTATAGAAAAAACAGTTAGTAAAGCAGCAAAACTTGGAACAGGGCTTACAGTTGCATTAGGATCTATAGCTATAGGAAAAGGATTAAGTGAAGGTTTAGATTTGGAAGGATATAGAGTTCAGCTTGAAACTGCTACAAAATCTACTGAAAAAGCAGCAGAGATAATGAAATATTCTATAGACTTAGCAAATAAAACACCCTTTGAAGGTGGTGCTATGGTTGAAGCAAGTGCAAAGCTTGAATCAATGGGACTAAGTGCTAAAAGTTATTTATTAAATATAGTTGATATGGCTGCTGCAACTAATAAACCAATTGACCAGGCGACAGAAGCTTTCATTGATGCACAGACTGGTGAATTAGAGAGATTAAAAGAATTTGGTTTAAAGAAAGCAGACATTCAAGCAAGGGCAAATGAATTATTTGCAGGACAAGAAACAATAAATAGTAAAGGTCAGATAGTTAACCAAGAAAACTTTAACAAAGCTTTACTTTCATTAATGGAAGAACGCTATACTGGTGGAGCTGAAAAGCTTGCAAAGACTACAAAAGGTATGTGGTCAACAGTTACTGGTATTACAAAATCAGCATTATCTAAGATTGTTGGTGTTCAGGAAGATGGGACAATTAAAAGTGGGGCTTTGTTAGATAAAGTAAAGACAAAAGTTCAATCTTTAGCTGACAAGCTTACTGAATGGCAGAGCAATGGAACTCTTGATAATATAGCAAATAAGTTTACTGAAGTTTTTACAAAAGTATATGACATAGTAAGTAAAGTGATTAATTTCATTGTTCAACACAAAGATATTATTATAACTATTGCTAGCATGGCAGTTGCTTTTACATTAGTTAGTAAAGCTATACGAGGAGCATCACTTGTTATGAATGGATTAAAATTAGTGTGGGCAATTCTAAATGGAACTATATTATTATCACCAATAGGATGGATTATTATAGGAATTACTGCACTTGTAGGAGCATTCGTGCTTGCATATCAGAAATCAGAATCATTTAGAAATATGATAAATAATCTTTGGATTAAAATAAAAGAACTTGGAGCACAGCTAATGTCATGGGTTAATAGTACAATAGTGCCTATAATACAGAAAATAATTCAGTCTGCAAGTGAATTATGGAATAATGTGTTAAGCCCATTTTTAACTTGGTTGTTAGGAGTATTACAACCAGTTTTTTCAGGTGTATGGGAAACTTTAGTGCAATATGTCACTAATGCATTTAGTGCAATTGGGGAAGTAATACAAGGTGGACTGAAAATTATAAATGGAATAATTGATTTTATTACTGGAGTGTTTACTGGCAATTGGGAGCAAGCATGGAATGGAATAAAAACTACATTTGATGGAATTATACAAGGAATTAAAGGAATCTGGGATGGATTAATTAATTTCTTATCTACTCCAATTAAGGCTAGTATAAATATTGCAAAACATGTATTTGGTGGAGGAGAAGATGCTACAGAAACAGATGTTGCAGAAAATGCACTTGGTACAAATTACTTTAAAGGTGGACCTACGTGGGTCGGAGAACATGGACCTGAGCTTATGACACTGCCTAGAGGAACTCAGATAAAGACAAATTCACAAAGTAATAAAATATCAAATACAACTAACATTCCTCCAATCCAAGTAATAATTCAAGGTAATGTTATTGGAAATGAAAGTTTTGCTGATTACGTAGGTGAACATGTCGTAAATAAAGTAATGACAGTATTAGCAACAAATAAATAGGAGGATGTAAAATGAAGTATGAAATTTTTATAGGGAATAAGGATAGAACACAAATTTTACAACTTCCTATTATTCCACCTAAAATTAAAAGGCCTAGCAAGGCAATTGCAAATGAAACTTTTACAACATGGTGGGATGGTGAATATAACTTTATAGAAAAGCCAGGACTAGAAGAATTTTCGATAGATAGCTGGCTTCCAGCTAAAGATAAATCATACAGTTTTGCACGAAGTAATGTTAAAGCTCCAGAAGTAATTTTTATAATTGAAAATGCGAGAGATAATGCTGAACCAATAACAGTTGTAATAACTGGAGAAGGACGCTTTATAGTAAATGATACATATTCTATTGAAGCATTTACTAGTGAAATTAATAAAATTGGAAATACAGAATATTCTCTAAGTTGTAAAAGATTTAGAGATTATAATACAGAAATTCAAAAATCTGATGTAGCTGCAGGATGGAAACAGAATGCTACTGGTTGGTGGTATGAGTATGATTCTAGTGAAAATTATTATAGAGATACATGGCAACAGATAGATGGATATTGGTATAGTTTTGATTTTGATGGATATGCAAGAGAAAATAAATGGTTGCAAGATAATGGCTATTGGTATTGGCTCAAAGAAAATTCTTGTCAAATGGCGAGAAATGAATGGATTAAGATAGATGGATATTTTTATTATTTCGGTGATGAAGGTGGTATGTACAAGAATTGTTATACTCCTGATGGCTACTGGGTAGATAGTAGTGGAAAGTGGGTGGAATAATTGAGTGACTTAAGTGTTATTACGTCTGGTGTAGAAATTAAGAATTTTTGTAATCACTTTAATTGGAGTAGTGATGCTGACACTTTAGGTATTCAATTGACTTTTGATAGCATAAAAGACATTCCAGAGGGTGCAGTAGTAAGTATGTTATGGAGTGGTAAAGAGTACTTCCGTGGTATAGTTCTTAAGCAAATACAAAAAGATGGACTTACTCATATCTTGTTCAGATTATAG